ATGAGTCGTAACAGTGAATTGAAAGCTCTGTGCCAGCAGCTGGTCGCCAACCAGTTTGAACACGTCCACGACGCCGAGCAGGCGCTGGAACAGTTCGAAGACCTGGCCACGCCGGGTGCCGTGCTGGAGCTGATTCAGGGGAGCAACCATAAAACCGTCTCCGAGACACGTTTGCTCAACAACAACGCCACGCACCGCGCACTGTTCGTCCTGCCTCCGATCAGGGTCAGCGCCGAGACTGCGCCAGCCGTTCAAGCGCTGCCAGAGCAGAAGATCGTCACCGGCGACAAAGAGCTGGACGCAGTACTGTGGCTGCGCGAGGTGATCCGCACCGGCCAGCCCGGCCCCATCGCAACAGCGCTCGAAGCGGCGAAAAAAATCAGAACGCCACTCAAGGATCTGGACAAGCGTTATTCCGATTACCTGATGAAGGAGAGCGGCAATAACCCATTAGCTGCGGTGTTCGGCTCGTTCGGGTTCACCGATCTTGAGGGGCTGGCAAAGGGCTCACTCAAAACTGCTGCGCTGGCGGCCGAGGCCAATGCCCGCTTCGAAGGCGAATGCTTATGGGAAGACACGCCAGCAGAGCAGTTCTGTGAAAAAGCCCTCAAGCGCTGCAAGGGGTTCAAGAGCTACTTTGAAAACGATAGGGCCGAGGTGGCTAAGCGCTTTCGGAAATATGTCGATCTGATGCCGCACACATTGTCGGATTGCCTGCATGAAATCGCTTACTGGAGACATCTCCAAGAACTGCGAAGCGCGTCGGGCGAATGGGGCGATGGGCAACACGAAGCTATAGCTCGCGAGTGGTTCGTTGAAGGTCTGCTCGCTGTGATTCCCCCGCGCACCGCAGAAGAGGCGGAGCAAGTTCTCAACTACGCGGATCAGGCTGAGAGTATCGAGCATGACCAACTGGTCGCCATTGCCCGGAACCTGATCAAGGCAAAGCAAAAATGCGTAGCGTAAAGCGCTGGACCGCTGCAGAGGATGCCTTGGTGAAGCAGTTCTACGCCGAAAAGGGCAACGACTTCATGACCAGCATCCTGCCAGGGCGCACGGTTGACGCGATCTGTCAGCGCGCCACCGGCATGGGGATAACAAAAACCCATGAACACCGCAGCGCGGCATCACGCCGTAGTTTCTTGGCTGCCTGCGAAGCGCGTGGCGTACCGCCAGGTCAGCAGCCCAGGCCAGTTGGGGCAACGCACAGAAAAGGCCGTTACATCATGGTCAAGATTGCGCAGCCAGACGTTTGGAAGCCTCTGCACACGCACGTGTGGGAGCTGACCAACGGCCCTGTGCCGGAGGGAATGATCGTCGCAGCGAAGGACGGGAACGTCAGAAACACAGACTTGGCCAACCTCTGCCTGCGAACGTTCGCGGAAAACCAACTCCGGCGCAACAAGCACTACAAGGATTTGCCGGAAGAGCTGATCGACATCCTGCACCTACAGAATGAAATCAAAAAAACCATCAAGAGGAAGCGTGGCAATGAAAAATAAACTCTCGGATCTGCGCGACCACTTGTTCGTCGCGCTCGAAAACCTGGCTGATGCGGACGGCGAAAAGCTGGACATGGCAGTGCGCAAGGCTGATGCCGTGAGCAACGTGGCCAAGGTCATCGTTGATACCGCCAGGGTTGAAATCGACTACATCCGCCACGTAGGTGGACAGGTCGATAGCAGCGTGTTCATCGAGTCGAAGCAGGTACTGCCGGCAAGGCCATGATCCGCGCCACGAAACACGCCCACTCGAAAACGTGGCGCGTACGAACCGAGCTGACACGTCAGTTCCGGTGATCAATTAAAACCTGACGCATCAGGTCCGAGGTAGCCATGGCAAAGGTCATTGCACAAATCACAGCTCGGCTCCCGCGCCTGATGGAGGCCAGCGAGTACAGAAAGCTGCGCTACGCTGGCGGTAAGCCAAGCCTGCAACAGTTGAAGAAATGGATCGAGGAAGGGGAAATCGTGGGCGAGATAAAGGGCGGGATGTATTTTGTGGATTTGCAGGCCGCGATCATAGGCTCAGCTGATCCGCTCCTGGCCCAGATGCTGGACGTCAGCTGATGTCTCCCCGCCCCCGCGCCCCGAAAAACAGGAAGCTGCCGCCGAACCTGTACCCGAACGGCAACTATTTCCGGTACCGGAACCCGATAACCGGGAAGATGACCAGCATCAACAAACCGCTTGAAGAGGCTATCAAGCTAGCTAAAGCAGCGAATGCCAAGCTGGCACCACTGATGAGCGATGACGGTGCGATGCTGGAAACGATCACCGGCGACCGCTTGCCGGTCATGCGGCTGCTGATAGATCGCTTTGAGGCTGAATGGCTGCCAGATCGCCGGTACTCGGCCAGTACGCTGGACGAAATCGGCTACAAGCTCGAACGCTACCGGAAAGACCTGGGCGACTTGCTGGTGGGCCAGGTCGACGTGCTGGCGATGGCCGAGTATCTGGACCGTTTTACCAACAACGCCTACACCAAGCATCGCGGGCTGCTCGTCAATGTGTTTGCCTTTGCCGTAGCCAAGGGCATGACCGAGAAGAACGTCGCCGAGCTGACCCTGGTGAAAAAGGAAGAAGAGAAGAAGCGCCAACGCCACACCCTCGAAGGTGTGAACAAAATGCTCGAAGCCAAGACCACGCCGGACTGGCTCAAGCGCGCGATCCGACTCGGGCTCACCAGCCTGCAGCGTCGGGAAGATATCGTTTCATGGAAGAAGTCGGCCGTTGACCTAGAAAAAAACACCATAAAAGTATCGCCGGGCAAGGCCGAAGGCTACGAAACCCCTGTGCACTTGAAGATCGTTATGGGTAAGGCCCTGCGCGAGGTGGTGCTTGAGTGCGTCAAATCTCCCCTGCTTTCTCCATACCTGATCCATTACAAGCCCAGGGCCAGGCGCCAGGAACAGGTGGATGCGAAAGAGCACTGGACCAGCGTCACGCCGGACTATCTGACGAAACAGTTCAGGAAGGCCCGCGACGCAGCAAACGCCTACGACCAGCTGCCGATGGATGAGCGTCCGACATTCCACGAGATCCGCGCCTTGGGTTCATGGCTGTACGAGCAGCAGAATTTCCCGACAGAGTATGTCCAGGCGCTAATGGGCCACGCTGACGAAAAGATGACCAAGCACTATCAAGGTGGTCACGAAGTGAAGGAAGTGGAGTACATCGAGGTGGGCGCCGATCTGGCGTTTTGA